GCTATATAGCCGGTTTTTCCTGAATTTCCAATAAATACTACTATCAACAACTTATTCAATAAGTTAAAATTAAGTTGAAGGGGAAAGATAAATGCCAACATTAGTATCACCGGGCGTATCGGTTACGGTAATCGATGAGTCCTTTTATGGATCCGCTGGTTCAGGAACGGTACCTTTAATTGTATTTGCAACAGGAGCCAATAAGGCACACCCAAGCGGTACAGGTACAGCAACTGGTACAACAGCGACAAGTTCTGAAGTAAAACTTATTACTTCACAGCGAGAACTAATCCAAACATATGGTAATCCTTCCTTCAGGTCGGTTAGCGGAACGCAAATTCATGCTGATAATCAGAATGAATATGGTCTATTAGCAGCACATAGTTATTTAGGTATTGCAAATAGAGTATATATGCTTCGTGCAAATCTAGATTTAAGCCAATTAATGGCATCTAGTACTGCTCCAGCCGGCGCACCTGTCAACGGTACACACTGGTTAGATTTAACAACATCGACAATGGGTGTTTTCTCTTATAATGCTGGTACGGCTACATGGGTAGCACAATCAGTTCCGGAGTTAAACGCCACTACAGATGTTGATGCTGGTACAGGCGCACCGTTAAATAGTTACGGCCTGGATGGGAATTTTGCATGGACATCAGTTAAGGGCGGCAACGCTCATAATAGAATCTGGGGCAAAGTAAATGGTGTATGGTATCATTTAGGTACAGATACATGGAGAACAGCCGCTTCGAAAGACTTTCAGTTTGCCGCACATACTGCGATACCAACTGTACAGTCAACAGAAGGCGGCGGCGGTGCATTAGCAACCGGCGATGTCTGGATTAAAACAACAGAATTTAACAACGGTACAAAATTTATAGTTAAATCATATGATTCAACTACAAAGAAATGGACCACAATTACTTCACCAGTACTAGCAGATACAACTGCGGCTTGGACACACTTTACAACTCCAGTTGCAGGCAATTTATTTGTTCAGTATAATCACGAGCAAGGAGCGCATGTATTAAAAGTTGCATCGCATAAGGTTCGTAGATTTAATGGTAATGCAACACTAGCAGTTACAGGTTCAACTGCCAATCCTACACTAACAGCAACTCACACAGTGGTACTTAATGGCACAACCGTTACTTACTCAACAAGTGCAGATACGGCTGTTATTAGAATGGCGGCACTTATTAACTCGGCGGCAATTACAAATATTACCGCAAGTGTAGCAAGTAATAAACTAGTTATTACAAATACAGCAGGTAAAGACGTTATTCTTGCCGCAGGCTCAGGCACATTGCTTGCAGACCTTGGGTTAACCGCAGGAACAAGTACAAACTGGGCTGATCTTAGTTACGAACCAAATCTAAGTACTCCAACAGGAGCAACACCAAATGGTACATTATGGTATGATAGCAACATTACAACTGTTGATTTGCTTGAAACATATGACAATGGTGGTACTACAGCATGGAGAACATTTAGTGGTACACTAACTGCCGCGGCATCGAAGCCAACAACACCTGTTTCGGGTGATGTGCATGTCGATACAACGGACACAGAAAATTATCCAAAAATGTACAAATACAATGGTACTACCACTACTTGGGATTTGATTGATAAATCAGATCAAACAACAAGTGAAGGTATTGTTTTTGGTGATTTTAGAGCAACTGTTGCAGGTTCATTAGAATCAAATGCACCAGTACCAGCAACATATCCAAATGGTGTGTTGGGTTGGAACTTTATGGTTTCGGGCTATAATGTTAAAAAATACAATTCAATTACTGCTAAGTGGGTTAATGAATCTGGATTAAGAATAGATGGTTCACCTTATATGGGTCGTCATGCTACTAAGAAAGTTATTGTTAGAGCACTAGCAGCCGCAATTAACTCAGACCAAGATATTAGAGCAGAAACTAGGTTCTTTAACCTAATTGCTTGCCCTGGTTTCCCAGAGTTAATTGACGAAATGAAAACCTTGCACATTGATCGTAAGGAACAAACATTCGTTATTTGCGACGTACCATTCAGGCTTGCGTCATCGGGTTCCGCAGTACAAAATTGGGCAACCAATAATGCAAATGCGGCAGAGAACGGTGAAGATGGCCTACTAAGTTCAGGCTATGAATTAGGCGTATGGTATCCAGGTGGTTGTTATGTATCAAACGTTGATGGTAAGAATGTTGTACAGCCAGCATCTCATATTATGTTGAGACAGATGGCATACAATGATCAGGTAGCATATCAGTGGTTTGCCCCAGCAGGTTATCAGCGTGGTATTGTTCAAAATGCAACAAGCGTTGGTTATATTAATGCTGAGGACGAATATGTACCAGTAACATTAAACCAAGGTCAGCGTGATGTACTTTACACAAATAGAATTAATCCAATTGCATTTATGCCTAATAGAGGTTTAACTGTATTTGGACAAAAGACACTTTATTCCTTAACAAGTGCATTAGATCGTATTAACGTATCTCGTTTGGTTGCTTTCTTACGTAAGCAATTTGATGATATGGCACAGCCATTCCTCTTTGAGCCAAATGACTCGTATACAAGAGATCAAGTAATTGAAGTATTCAATGGTTTCATGGGCGATCTAGTTACAAAAAGAGCATTGTACGACTTCCTAGTTGTGTGTGATGATAGTAACAACACACCAACAAGGATTGACCGTAACGAGCTTTGGATTGATGTAGCGATTCAGCCAGTTAAGGCAATTGAGTTTATTTACATTCCTGTAAGAATTAAGAATACAGGAGAATCATTAACTACATAACGTAGTTATTAACACCCATTAGAAAGGGGCATATATGCCCCTTTCTTTTTCGGTGGACTTTTGATAAATAACTATAACAGACACTTATTCTAATAGTGAGGAGATAAAATAAGATGGTACATCCAACCCTTAACAAATTTGGTATTAATGTCGATGAGGCCAATCGAGGTATTCTACAGCCAAAACTTAAATATAAGTTTCGAGTAGTATTCTTTAATTATGGCGGCATCGGCGGCGGACGACCATATACACAAAATGTTGTATCTGTTGATCGTCCGAAAATTTCATACGCTGAAGTTCCAATTCATTCATATAACTCAGTTGCATATGCAATGGGCAAGCATGAATGGGCCACAATGACTTGTGCAATTAGGGATGACGTTAGCAATGACGTTGTTCGTTTAACTGGTAAGCAAGTTCAGCGTCAAGTTGATCATCACAACCAAACATCAGCACTTAGTGGTGCAGATTTTAAATTTGGTATGAGACTTGATATCATGACAGGTGCGGCAAATTCTATTCTTGAGCAGTGGGAATTAGAAGGATGCTTTTTAACAAACGTTGATTACGACGGCGGCGATTACTCAGCAAGTGAGCCAATTGTTGTAACATTAACTGTAAGATTTGATAATGCAACACACGCTGGTGCGGCATTAAATGATCAACTAACACCAGCAGGACTGACAGTACAAAGCACCGGCAACGTGGGCTAAATATCCGCGAAGGGGATTTAATCAATGGTCCAGTATATAGATCCTAAAAAGATTAAGAACATGGATCGGTACGTAGTAGGTTCCTCTGAAGCACCGCGTGTTCACGGTATGAACACATCTGGGAAATATGATTCTGCTCCTCGCTTTAAGAATCAGTTTTTTGTACATTTCCAGTTTGCAAAACATATTGTAGCAGGTAAACACCGAGAACTAGACGGCGTCACGTATAAAGTTATACAATTTGACGCCCCAAAGTTTTCTATTGATACAGAAATATTACATCAATATAATAAAAGACGTATCATTCCTACTAAAATACAATTTGACCCATGTAATATAACTTGGCATGACACAAAAGATGCCTTAATCCAAGATTTTTGGAAGTTTGTCTATGAGTTTTATTTTAAGGACGGCCAAGTAGGTAAAAAACCAGAGAACTATTCTATTACTGCTTCGACTAAAATAGTACAGGATTCCCGTATCGGCGGATCAATAGAGAGTCCCTCAAATCATTATGGTTATCATTTAGGAAATAAAAGTGAAATTCCTAATTTGTTTAGGTATATTTCTTTATATCTTGTTGCAAATGGAAAATACACTCGTATAGATTTAGTAAATCCATATATGGTAAGTTTTGCACATGATACGTTTAGTCAAGATTCACATAGTGAACACGCTACAGCGAATGCTACATTTGTTCCAGAAACTGTAGTATATGTAACAGAAAATCAACCAATTAAGAGCGAACCAATATTAAATGCGCTGTTAGGTACGCCAGGAGACTCTCCAATTTTTAATCATTATACACAAGACCACGTAGTACTAGAGGATCCACTCGGAAACGTTGTAGCACTTGAACAAAGTGATAAACAGGCCCGAAGAGTTATAGGCCTTGCGGCGGCACCAGATGCAGTCGGCCATATTAATAGATGGCGGACACCGCGTCGTGGATCTGAAATTTCACATTTCGGACAAGCGCGTGATCAACTTGATCCTCCAAGGGCCGATACTAATTATATTCAGAAATGGCTCCCAGGCGATGTAGAAAGAATGGAGAAAATTCTTGCTGAGACATTAGAAACAATTGCTAATAATCCAGCATTATTAGCATCTGGAGGCGTTAATTCATCCGAGTTTACGGATCAAGTTGCTGTTCATAATGCCGAATTGCAGTCGCAACTGATGGATATGTACACTGGTGCTAAAGAAACAGAACAAGTTAAAAACGTTGCAAGCGCATTAATTAAAGCAGTTGTTCGGCCGGATATTGATACGTTTGATAAATTAGGAATTTCAATAGCAACGATAGCAGATTCTGGCGCGCCAGTTCCTAATTCATCAACAGATTTAAATGACTCGGTAGCAGCTATTAGTAAAGGTACCGCAGTCCCAGGAAAATTTGCTCATGCATTTGCAAATGCTATTTCACCAGGCCCGCGCGGTGTTGTAGTATCTGGACGAGCGGCGTCATTGCTTGGCGGAACAGTTCCATCATTTAGCACTGGAACACTTAGCGGTATAACACGTGGCGGCCTTTTAGGTCAAGGATCAGCATTAGGACAAACATTACACACACTAGGTACAATAGCAAATACAGTATCAATGATTACAGGTGGCAATTCCTTTGGAAAATTCTCAACTGGTGGAATGCAAGTAGGGAGTATTTTACAATCTTTATCAACAGGTAATTTGAGGCGCGCGGCATTAACTGTAGGAACAACACATCATTTTTCACCAAATGTAGAAAAAGAAATTAATGTTATTGATGTAGTAAGATCCTCACAACGTTTAGTAGGTAATAATTTAAATAATAGTGTAGTATCAAGTTCATTAACAGCAAGCAAACCATGGGTTAATCCAGACACAATAGGTCAGAAAACTGTTAATACGGCATTAGCAACATACCGCGGAAAAGTAGCAGTCAATAATTTTAATAGTGTATTCGGACCGGCTGCACCACCGCAAAATAAAAACATTCAGCCTTGGTAAATATTAATATGAGTATACAAACAACAGGAGCAACAGGCTTAGTTAAAACTTTCGGTAAGACCGAAAAGTCTGACCCTGGCAGTCATCTTTTAAGTAATATTAATGTTCCAGCAATGCAGATCAACGGCGCTGATTTTGATATTGTTAGAGGTTTGCTAGAAGGTGATACATCGGTATCAAGTGAAGTTAAAAATGTTTTAGCAGTTCTTATGCTGGAAGCGGCCAAAGGCCTTGATATTAGTATAACTGAACTGGTCGAAGTATCCAAACTAGATCCTAATAAAATTAGTATACCCGAATTAGGCCTTGATATAATTAATCAATTACGGCCAGAAACGAGCAAAATTGGAATTAAAACTGTTAATGCTAAAGCATCTGATGTTGCGTACATTGACAGGAATATTATTTCATAATGGCTAAACAACCCAATTTTGCAAGAGGGTTATTCACTCCTCAAAATCATAAAAAATATGTTGGTTTAAAACAGCCGAGATACAGATCTGGCTGGGAATTGGCATTTATGCGGATGTGTGATGCCCATCCTAATATAGTTAGTTGGGCAAGCGAACCATTACGAATTCCATATATTAACCCAATGACAGGCCGCAAAACAAATTATATTCCAGATTTTGTAATACAATATAGAGATCGCCACGGTAAATCACACAATGAAGTTATTGAAATAAAACCTTTTAATCAAACAACAGACGAAAGAGCAGGTAGTCAAACAGAAAAAGCAATGGCTTTAGTTAATAAAGCAAAATGGCAAGCCGCGTATGAATGGTCAAGTCAACGTGGATTACGTTTTCGTGTTTTAACAGAGAATGAAATTTTTCTAAACCCACAAAAGAGAAAATCTCGTAAACATAGATAATATTATATCTATAAATAATATGGGTAGTTAATAATGACAAAAAAACTCGAAACGGAATTTAATATACCTCCACTTAAAGAGGCCTTGGCCGCCGAAAATGTAGAGGCGTCTGATGATAACTTATTAGATGAAACATTGGATCTGGCATCTCAAATAGAAAAACTTTCAAAAGAAAAAC